AAGTATTCCTCCACCAGCACCTGCGAAAAGAGCCAACTCATTCAATCCATTCCCCCCAATTACCTCTGTTTTTTTTACTATATTGGTCAGCGTAGCCTTTAAGTAAATTACTATCAATTTGGTATTTTGATAGGTATTCTCTAAACTTTGCTAACCCCCATTGACTACGCCATTTGCATAACTGCCGTACTGCACATTTGTATTGGTGTTCAATCAATCTCCATACCCATTCGCATCATACATTTCTTTTTTAAGGTTTCGTAGCTATCGTATCCGTTACCAAGTATTCCTAGTTCACGAGCTTTGTTCTCAATACCTTGTTGGCTAAACATCCACGACCTGTCCACCTTTTCTTTGGCGGGGGTCATGTCTAAAACATCTTCCCATCGTGCAGCGTTTATCCAACTGGCAGGGTATGGAATATAGTCTATTTCGGTGCGTTTAAGTTGCCAATGTCTAAGGTGTTTAGGCAAGGCTTCTAAGGCTTCACGCTGTTCAAGGTCAGTCAATCTTTTCCAAGCAATTTCAGCTTTTTTCTTTGCGACCTTTTTGGGCCAATTTATCCAAAACTTTTCAAAATCCACACATCCCCCTATTTTGTTGCAAGTATATAAAGTCCAACATTACTAAAAGCATAACCGCTATATACAACTGCCATAGCTGTATTACCTTTAAAGCCTTGTTCTATACCTATATAGGCATAAATAAGACCCGTCACAATAATTAACCAAGAACTCAAAATGGTGCATCCTCAAATTTAGGTTTATCAGCTTTAACAAACTGGTAAGTCCAATCGGTATAAGTTTTAATTAAATGCTCGGCTTCATGCTTAGTCTTTACTGTACGCATTAATTCGCCATTTTCGTCATAAATCTTGTAATGACTATACGCATTAAGTCTGTCCTCAGTTGTAAATGTAGTCATTGTAAAACCCTTGGGCTAGGTGGGCTTGGTGGACTCATAGGTACTGTATAGCTAGGCGTACCAATAGCATAACCTTGCGGTGTAACGACCTGATTTGAGTAAATTGTGGCGTTTTGCACCACCCCCTGATTGTTTACTATTTGAACCTGATTACCTTGTTTTTGTACATAATAAGAAACATTTCCCTGTGGATTTGTAACCACATAAGTTTGAGCCATTACAGGTGTTGCGGTGATTAATGCGGTGATTAGTAGTTTCATTATTCCCCCTTAAAGACTGTAGGTTAAGTTTACTTAATAATAAGGTATATAGGTATAAACCCTTATAACTCATAAGTATTACATTAACGCCTATAAAGTAACCTATAAGTTACATTATGTTGGTATATATAATTTACATATAACTTTTTGTATTAAAGAACCATTTACTTGCAAGCTCTTTTCCCATAGAACGACCAACGCCACAAGTGGCGATACTGTCAAGAGATGTATCGAGTAACGACTCTACCCAAGCTGGCTTGACCCAGTATCTTGGCGGCTATCGCAGGTGTCGACCCTCGCTCCGATGCTGAATCTCCATCGGCCTCTAGCCCATCCCCGACTTTTTCTAACACCCTGTCGTTTCGGGTGGCAGAAATAGAAAAACCCCTTTGGGTTGCTCTAAGGTGATGTTGCTTAATAAATGGCTCTATTCATTTACTAAACACTCAGAACAACCCAAAAGGGTCTTGTGTATAGAGCTACTTACTAGACAGACATCACTCTGCCCATACAGTATAACGCTATTTCAAATCTTGCTCAACCATCTGACAGAAAATAGAACACTCAATATTGGGTTCTTGGGGATAGTTTCCATCTGTGGGCTTTAATTCATCAAGGTAGCGGTCTTTAAATATGGTCTGCTTTTTAAATCTTTCGAGCTTTGCCATGCGGTCAAAATGCTCAGGAAAGTCCACTTTTATCTTGTTCCAGTAGCCCATACCACCCTTAACGCACCCAATACAGTTGTTATTGTGATAGCCAAGCTTGTACATAGCTGGAAGTTCAATATTGGCGTTTTTAAGGATAGCAAGGCAATCTTCCTTACCTAAGCCTTTATCTATAAGGGGTGTCCATATGTTGACATCGGCATTAGCGTCTATAAATCGGTCTAATCGGGCTTGTTCTTCTGCGGTGTACCCAAATACTTGTCTGTCTGTAGGCTTCTCAAAACGCTCCCGAATCTGCTTTTTTAAGGCTCTAGTGCATGGAGCACCTTTGGGGGTACGGATGTAGTTCTTTTCAAATACCCGATAGATTGACCTGTCGTAAAAGTCATTCCCAAGAATTTCAATCTTTTGCCCAAACCATTCCTCGCACTCGGCTAAGAATCGCTTGTTATCAGGGTGTTCTTCTTTAACTTCTGTGTAAGCTATAACTACTTCGCCTGTAGCTTCTTTTAGGGCTATTTTTGTAGCTACGGCACTAGCAGCACCGCAAGAAAACCAGCAAACTGTTCTCATCGTAGCTCAGGCCATATCAACTGGTATGAGTCAGGAAATAAGTCTTTACGGCTTACTAAACCTTTGGATTCTTGTTCTAACAAAGCCCCCAAATAAACCATTTTATCGGCAGGAATCCCTGAGTTTTTCCACATACTTACAGCAGGTACGCTAATTTTGCAGATTTTGGCTATTTTGGTAGGCCCACCCAGTAACTCGATAATTTGGCTATCGGTAAACACTTTTTTCTTCATTCAATTATCTTAACATTAAATAGTCACATTTATCCAACACTTACAAATAAATTTGCACAAACGCTTAAATTGCCTTAATATGGTGGTACAGCATAAGCTGTTTACTTTTGGAGATGATTATGGATGACTTACAGGAATTACATAACGAACAGTTGCAAGACCAAGAACGCCTTGAAATAGCTTTAGACAAGGCAGAGGATGGCGATATGTTGACTTTGGCAGAGATAGACCTAATCAGGTTTCATTGTGGACTCCCTAACAAGCGTAGGGTTAATCCATTATTGACTGCTATTGTGGATGATTTTTCTAATATTTTTGGGGGGAAACAATGATTGTGACAGGCACAACTACAGAAAAGAAAGAGTTTAAGGTAGCCCCAGTAGGGTCGCACCTAGCTCGTTTATACCGAATTATTGACTTAGGTACACAGAAGTCCGAGTACATGGGTCAAGTCAAGATGCTACGCAAAGTGAAATTCTTTTGGGAGCTTCATGGCGATGATTTAAAGATTGAGGGCAAACCCCTTATCCAAACACGCAACTACACGCTGTCGCTAGGCGATAAGGCTTCGTTACGGAAAGACTTGGAATCTTGGCGTGGCAAATCATTTACCGATGATGAGTTGCGTGGCTTTGACTTACGCAATTTGTTAGATAAATGGTGCATGGTTACTGTTCAGCATAGAACCGCTAATAACGGCAATACCTACGCTGATGCGGTGGCTATTACGCCAGTTCCTGCAATCGTACAAAAAGCGGGTGTACCACAGGGCGTAAACCCTTGCATATTGTTTGACTTGCAGAAGTTTGACCAAGAAGTTTTTGACAGCTTATCGCAAGGTCTAAAAGACCAAATCATGCTGTCAGCCGAGTACCGCAATACTTTTAATAAACCTGATGTAAATAAGCAGTTGCAAGACGCAGCAATAGAGGACGATTCCGTCCCGTTTTGAGGGGGTAACCTTTAGGAGCGAGCTATGAACCACATGATTAAAGACTTTATTGACCAAAAATATACAGTCAAGACCTTTCAAGAACGGGGCTACGATGAAGAAGTACCCATCATCGGGTTTGCTCAAGATGACTTGGAAACTGTCATTAAGACTGTGGTTCAGGCTTGTGCCGACAGGGTTAAAAACCTAGAAGATAGAACGGCAATACTACAGTTAATGTAATGTTTAACAGGGGGAATTATGTTAGTGAAAGAGAATACAAGTGAGAGCGGTCATTGGTACTTACCCGATGGCAGTCCAGCCTATCGCATCGTTGGCAAGAACGGGAAAGAAAGAAACTCAACTGTCAAAGACGCAAGAGAACATGGCTTACTGCCCTCAGTTACCACAATTATTGGTTGTGCGTCAAAACCCGCATTGGATGTATGGAAACAACAACAAGCCATATTGTCCGCTCTTACATTACCTCGCTTAGAGGGTGAATCTGAGGAAGATTGGCTAAGTCGGGTTGTTGCTGATAGCAAGGAAACCGCTAAATCGGCAGCAGAGCGTGGCACTCAGATACATGGGGTCATAGAAGCCTTCTACGAGGGCATTTATATACCTGAGCTACCACCTTATGTCCGAGCCGTAGAAAATGCCATAAACGAGCATTTTGGCTCACAGCTATGGATTTCTGAGAAGTCCTTTGCTTATGGTGGATTTGGCGGTAAATGCGACCTAGTTGCCAAGTCAGGCTTTGTGGTTGACTTTAAAACGACTGAGAAAGACCTAGACAAGCTCGATTACTTCTTTGACCACCAAATGCAGTTATCAGCCTACCGAATGGGGTTTGAGATGCCCAAAGCTCGGTGTGCCATTGTTTATGTCAACGCCCTACAAAATAAGGCTAAACTAGTAGAGATACCTGAAGATGACCTGAGAATTGGGTGGGAATGTTTTACCCATTTATTAGCGTTTTATAGGGCTAAAAACAAACTATAATGATTACGGGGTGGCGGCAATCCCCCTGCCACAATCTCCTTCACACTGAGGGCCACCCCACCTTT